TTTTCAGACGGCATTTTGCCGACAGGCTCCGTATCGGCATATGTTTCAACACACAGGACGACACATAAAGCACCGCCCTATGTGTCGTCCTGATTTGGAAGGGGTTACACCCCTCCCAAATTTTGGAGAAGGAATCCCAATTCTATATGAACGTGGGAAAGGTATTATTAATTCACACAAGTTAAAGTCAGGTGTTGGAGTCACAGCTCAGGGGGTGCGAGAAATACATAATAAAGCAAAAGAACTATATGACCAAACAAGAAAGATGTTTATTTATTATTCAAACAAAATAAATTGTAAATTTGTTATCTTATTGTTTTTATTGGTTATTTAGTTTTGCATTTTTTCGGAATACAAAAATCCAAGCGGATTTTTTACAATCCGCTTTTACTGTTTTTATCAGTTCGGTTAGCTAAGCCGTCTGATAACGTGTTTTATCGAAGTCGGTTTCTGTTTTATAAAGATTGAATGCAACGACTAAAATTTTTCTCATCAATGCGCCGATGATCAGCATTTTGGGCTTTTTGGCTTTTTTCAGCCTGTTTGTGAATGCTGGAAAGTAGTTGTTTCTGAATGCGACTAATGCGGCCATGAACAGGGATCCGCGTATTCTTCGGTTTCCGTATTTGGTCATTGTGCTTTTTTTGTTGACGCTTGTCCCTGATGTGTTTTGCTGCGGATTTAATCCGGCATAGGCTGTAAACTGCTTTGCGTTTTCGAATGTGCTGTTAATAAGGTGGCTCATTAGCGATATGGCTGTTGTTTTGCCTACTGAAGGTATTGTCTCTAACCGTTTTGTCAGCTCTTTCATTTTTTTGTCTGATTTGATTATTTGGTCGATTTTCTTTTTTACTGCATTTAGATGGTTCTCAAGTTCTTTTAGCTGTTTTTCGTGTATTTTCTGTACAAATGAATCTTTTGCTGCTTTGATTCTATTTTTTTGCGATGTCTGTTGTTCTAAAAGTTGGCTTTGAAGTGATAGCAGTCTTTTCAAGCTGTATTGCTGTTCAGTCGGTTTTTCTCTCTTTGGCAGCTCTTCTATTAATGCTGTTTGGCAAAACTCTGCGATTAGTTTTGCGTCTTGTTTGTCGTTTTTGATTCTGCTGAATCGCTTTTGTGCATAGGCTTTGATTTTTAGCGGGTTTATTACTGATACGTGGTATTCTTCGGCCAAGCAGTCTGCGACCTGTTCGTAGTAGTTTCCAGTTGCTTCCATGCATACGTATATGTCTTTTTCTCTTTTTGCCGATATCCATTCTTTCAGGCTTTTGCAGCCTTGTTCATCGTTGCTGAATTTTCTGTAATCGGTTTCTCCGTTGATTATGGTAACGACATCAAATGTTTTTGCGGATATGTCTAATCCTACTGCGTTTCTCATGTTAATTTTCCTTACGATTCAGGCTTTAATGCCTTTGATGTTTCTCAATTTCAAACATAAGAAAACCGCCGTCCTTATCTTTCTTTCAATCTTGCGATTAGGAAGTAATCAGGTTCGGCGGCTTTGTCGTCGGTTAGCTATTCCGAGACGTTTGAAGTATATCAGAATCGTATTAATTAATTTTTTGTATTTGCTGGTTTATTTAAAAATTTCTGTTGCGACCCGCTGCATTGTGTTTTTTTACTGCTTTCAGTCCGGTTTTCTCCGGCATGGGGTTTGTGTGCGATTGGAGAACAACCGATAAAAAGGTGCAAGGGGGTATTCATAAAGATTTGGAAAAAAGCACTCCAAATCTTTACAAAACTTCCCCCTTGCACCTTTTTATCGGCCGTTCTCTTTCAAACGCACCCCCATACCTCAGCGAAAACCGGACTGAAAGCAGTAAAAAAAACAATTCCGCTAGATATTTTCCCCCGCCCTAGCTCCTCCGTCCTGAAGGGCTGGGAAAGGTTTCTGAAACTCAAACAGGCGCGGTAAGCGCGGAAAGGTAGATTGATATGACTTAGATTTGATGATATGACAATTTGTAGAGCGGTGGGGATAAGCAAAATCCCCGAGCGCGAACTAGGGGATTTTTGCATTCCTGCCAAGTTTTAAACTTTACAGGAAATTTTAAAATGCGAATTACCGTTAGCCTCGGAAAACTGCATTTGACTGTATCGATAGATACGCGGTTTATTCTAGCCGTGTTCATGCTGTTTAGTCAATAACCCACGACAAGAACCGCCCAATTAAGGGCGGTTTTCTAATTTACAACTCCGCCACCAATTCCTTCAAACGGTTTCCCGCGCTCTTCCCAGTTGTCATACATTAAATTTTGCTGAGGCTTTCCGCCCATTACAAGGACTTGACCATTTTCAGGCGTGTAGGCTGTCTGCGGTGCTGTTTGTGGCGATTGTACTGCCTGTTGTTCGTCCTTATACGGATTGAAAGGCAAGCCGTTTTTGACATAGTCTTTGCACATTGCCTTAGTGATTTCTTTAAGGGGCGTTCCTTGGCTTGAATAACAGGTACAGCCGCTTTTGCCGCCATCGACGCAGCCGACAGGGTACTCAAATGTTTTAACTTGGCGGACGCCGTTGTAAATGGGTTTACTTTCAGGCTTTTCGGCGAGCGTTGGCACGAAGTCTTCAGTTTTAAGGTTTTGACCCTGAATTCCGCTTTGCGGCATCATTTCTTTTTGGCTTTCAGGGTCAAGCGGATTTTTAAAACCTGTATCTTCTTTTTTTTCTTCGGCCTGTGCCGATATTCCTGCTTTTTCTTTATAGCCCTGATACATCTTATAGCCCATGAATCCGACCAAACCTAAGATACACGGCAGTATAAACAGCATGGCGATGATGACGTAATACCACCTTGATTTGACGTGCGAATGCGCGGTATGCACTTCGGCGGATTTGTAGTATTCAAAAACCTCTTGTCTGATTTTATGCGAACTGGACAAGGCGTTTCTTGCCTGTTGAGTCGGGTTTAAGGCTACTTCGTTCCATTCGAGCCTGGTCAAACCGCCCATTTTGTTTGCAGCTATATGGATATGCTTGTTTACGACTTCTCTTAAGTTCACATCTATGATTTTAGGTGATTGCGTGATTAGTATCATGTCAATACCATAATGACCGTGAACGTTGAGAAATGCGACGTTTTCAGGCATTTTTGAACCGCTTGATCGGGTCGGAAAAAGATATTGCACCTCGTCATAGATGACAACAGAGCCTATATTCTCTTTCCATTTCAACCATTCGTGCATGTCTTCCCAGCTATGCCCTTCCGGCGGTTTATGATGGTCTATCAAAAGGCCGTTAATATTGGAGAAAATTTTACGGCCTTTATAGAAGTCATCAAACATAAGCAGTTCGACGGCAAAGGCGGTTTTGCCTATTCTAGGTTTGCCTGTTATCAGGGTAATGGCGGCCATCTTTATACTTTCTTACCAAAGCTCAATTTAGACAGGGTTTTAAAAGTAACGACAAAGGCGAGCATGCCAAACATAATGTTCAAAACAACACCTCCCCCTGCGATATAAAAAATTTGGATCGCTCCGGCGGGAACCGCCCCCATGCTGCTTATAAACTGATTTTTAAGATTGCTCATAATGGCGTCAAAACCAACATAGGTAATGATAGAAACCCCTAATGCAGTCAGAATGTATTTGACAACATGGTTTATCAAATATGGAGCAAGAGCAGCTAAAAATTTCATAAATCCCCCTATGCGTTATTTCTGACAACTCTAGCTACGAAGAACGAAGCCACCAGCCAAGCCATTGCGATAATAAAGGGACGCATCATGGCAGCTAAATTACACGCAGGTTCGAGACTGATTTTGTATTCCGCGCCCAACGCCTGAAACTTTACCGGAGCAGGGCAATCGCCATACTCGCTAAAGGTATTGTCAGGTGTGAAGTTCAAATCGATATTTTCTTGAGGAATCTCTAAATTTGGTTCTTCTTTTTCGGGCAATTCGTCGCATGCCAAAATGTTCGGGAACACTTTACAGAGCAAACCTCCGTCTTCCTTTGGCTTGTCGTCCTCTTTGGGCTTGTCGTCGGGCTTTGGGTCTTCTTTGCCATCGGGCGTGCTATTTGGATCGGGCTTGCCATTTTCGCCCGGTGTCGGGGTTGGGTTTGTTTTTGGCGCGGCAGGGCTGCCAGGTGTGAGGTCGGGACGCTGTATCTCTTCTACTGATGCCGTTGTGTTGCCTTGTGCGTCTTGGCCGAATGTGATTTTTATCTGCTTGGGTTTTCCGTCTTCGCCTGTTACGGGGCCGAGCGTTACGATTTTGCCGTTTTCGATTTTGACTTGTTCTTTTATCTGTAAATCGGGATTTGCTTTGATAAAAGGTGTCGGGTTTTGGTCGATTTTTCTTTGGGCGATTTGTTCAAATTGCTGTTTTGTCAATTGTTCTTGATATTTTCCATTCATGCTTAATGCAAAAGAAACGCCTGATCTGTAATCTCCGTTCTTGACTACTGAGCACGTGCCACCGTTCCAATCGAAATTACATTTATCTAGTACAAATCCTCTCGGATAGCCAAAACCACCGGGTCCCTCAAGTTCAATAAGTTGTGCTTTTCTCTTTGGCCAATAGGCTTGAGCCATTGAATGCAGTTTCTCATCCATTAGGGTCTGTAAGTCTTTGGGTAAATTGGCATAATGCCTAATAATTGAAGAGTCTACGCCTTCGCATATTGGATAAACTTCGTGTTCATCTACTCCGTATCTACCCTCACGATGCCAGATACAGATTTTTGCGGCGTAGGTTTTTAAGAATTCTTGTTTTGTTGCATCGAAGACGTATCCTTGTGCTTCTACGTCTTCTTTGAGTAGGTCGTATACGTCTTTGGCGAGCAGTGCCCAGCCTACGTAATTCGCGCCTCTAAGGGCGAAGGATGCGCCTTTTTTGAATAGGCCGTATGATCCGGCTAGGACGGCTTCGCGGGATACGGTACTTTCTATTGTTGCGGGGAGAGTGGAGGTGGAGCGGAGTCCGGTGGGAGTGTGTTCAATGATGGCTGGTTCTATTCTTCTAAAACCAAAGAAGTCGCCGCCACTGCTTCTAGAAAATCTATCGACGACATCTTTATTTGCATCCCACATTACATTAACTGAAGAATTAGGAATTTTAACAACTTTCCAATTTTCATTTGATGAAAAAGCATTAATCGGGAAATAAGCCAGAGCAATCAACGCTATCAGATGCACATTGAAAATAGTATTTTTCTTCATCTTTTTCCTTAACTCGTTTTATTAAAATTGTAGAGCCATCTGGAAAAGAAAATTCCCAAATATCATTATCTATTTTTCTATTCCAAAAATGTGAAAAACATTCAATGACATTTACAGCAGATTTTGAAACTTTTCCAAACTCAATAAATTCATTTCTCGCAATTAAAGACATCGGCTGATTAAAATATCTAGATGCAGCCTGATACTTATAAAGAGCCAACTGGGCTTCAGTAATAAACATAAAATCCTCACTTCAATAACTGTTATTCGGAAGCGGGATTTTTGCATTATTTGCTTTGGGTATCAATCAAAAGAACAAAAAAGCGGTGATACAGACCGCGCCAAATCCGTACAAAAACCAAAAATCAATCATCGCCGTTTCCTATGCTTGTCATGGATTCAATCAGGTTTCTAATCATTCTTAGGCCGAATATCAGGACAAACAGGCCGATTAGCGGCGCTGCTGTCAATGCGCCTAACTGTATCTGTTCGGTAATGTCGCATTGCGGAAAGCTCAAATTGATTTTCTGCTCGCTCAAATACCAGTCTTTGCCGTTTTTGTAAGGACGTACGACTTTGCCGTCAGCCGTTACGGTAGGTAGGAATTGAGACAATACATAGTCATGCGCTTCTTCCGTTGTAGAAAAGCATTGCAATCCGACGCGATACCCCATGTCCTACCCTTTCAGTTATTTAGCCGTTTTAACCATGCTGAAGGCCATACGGAAGCCTTGCATCAACACGATAACCGACAGAACGGCAGCACCGATTGCTGATACCATTACGGCAAATTTTGCAATCTCAGCGGCAGCGGTCGTACCAATAGCTGACAAATCGACGCCTTCGGCAGCAGCCAAAGCGGAAGCGGTTGACAGGGCTGTTACAGCAATAACTTTATTGCCATATTTTTTTGCTACGTTTAAGAGTTTCATAGCGTTTTCCTTTCAATAAGGGTTAATAAAAAAGTAATGCGGGTTTTTTTGAGACTTACCGCAAGTCTTTTAAAAGTACAGGTACCAAACCGATACAATTAAAACAATTAGGAAAAAAACCAACCCGCCCAAACTTAATTTAAATGATAGGGGTACTTTCTGATTCATTTTTCAGTCTTTCAAAAATCCGAATACGACAAATTCGTATTGGTTGCCGATTTCTTCCAAACCTGCGTTAATCGCTTCTTCGAAGTCGTAGAAATAATCGGCATTTGTAATTAATTTGGTATGTCCGATATCGCCCGTTTCAGGAGATAGATACAGAAAGTCCCCTGTTGATACGGACTGGACAACATAGACTTTCTGCATTCAATCAGCCTTTCTTAACGGGTTGAAAACCGATGACTTTCAGTTTTTGGGTTTTGCCCGTAGTAACTATTTCCACGTTTAGGTTTGCTTCGATGGGAAATTGGGCGTTTCGGAACTGCTCGAAGTTGGCAGAGCCGCCGAAATCATATTCAGTAGTAGAGCTGCCCAATGCGTTGCCTTGGGAGCTGTCTAAGGGTGTGGCGACAATCAAGCGGCAATAGTCGAAGTTCTTGCCTTCGATTTGTCCGTTGAATTTTTTAACGCCGACGATGTGGCCTTGAAGTTGGATGTTCATTTTTTGGTTTCCTTGTGTGATTAAACGTCTTTCGGGCAGACGCTTTAAGCCCATGAAACTTGTAAATTTGCGTATTTGTCATACATGAAATCGTAGTAACTTTCTTCATCGACAAAGTGTTTTTGCTGTTCAAGCTGCTTTTCAAGATTCTCGTAATATTCGTACATTCTGTAAGGGTCTTTGTACGGTTTGAATGCGGGCTGTTCATGAATAGCTTGAGCTTTCAAAAAGGCGCAGTCGTAGGCTTCGGGAGCCAAAGACTTGGGAAGCTTGTGATGACTCGGCTCAATCAGTTCAAACAGTTTGGCTTTGTCCAGTTCGGGAAAAATGAATTTCAGACCGTTTGCCGCACGTCCAAACTGTTTTTTGACCCATTCAAGGTAGCGGTCGGCTGAAATAACCTTATCTTCCTTAAGCGCGTGTATGCGCGTTGCTTTTTGGGCAAAGCTTTCACAAATCGGATATGCACCGCCGAAATATTCGCCCGGATTCTGCAAAACTTCGAAAGGGATAACGATGTCTTTTGCTTTGAATTCGATTTCAAAGCGCGTCCATGTGCTTGTTTTATCTCCCAACTGCTTACCTTTTTCATAGACGCGGACATATTTGGACGATTCACGGGAGCCGATACCATAGGTCTTGCCTTTGGTCATTTTGGCTTCATCGTCTTCTTCCCAATCTGACCCCAAACATTCGCCTTTTGGTTTTACGTGATGACAGGTAAACATACCTTTATTTCGGTCTTCACGGGCTTGGTTCGGGCTGTATTCGCCGTTGAAAAAGTCTTTTGCGATGTCAACGCGTGTGATTTTTGGGCGGATTGCATTAGTCAGGAATGCGAAAAGTCGGGATTCCCAACCTTCTTTTGCGACGCCGCAACCGGTGCCGGTCAGTTCGAAAAGAATGGTATTGTTTTGTCCGCCAAAATGGACGCGACCGTATAGTGCATCTTCCGAACCCATCAACCAACAACGCTCATAGAAACGACCGCCCGAACCTTTGGATTCTTTGTATATACCGAAACCGAAAACTTCTTCGGCGAGCATGGACGCGGCACGAATGAAATCTTCGTCTTCCAAAAGACTTACACGAACGCCGTATTTATCGAAAAAGGTTTTTTCATGAAATGAAAAGCTAATTTGATCAATGAAAGCCGAATCTGATACACCGCGCCGAAGAGGAACGCCTAACAGGTTTCCTTTGCCGTCCGTTATGTACGTTTCGTAACATTCGAAGACTTCCTGAACCCTGCCCGCCGTTTCGGTTTCTGTACCCCCCCTGTTAGATAAGGGGGGACGATTTGAAGCGTCTGCCGCCGCCTTGCCGTCCGCTTGCGCGTCCGCCATGTCGGCGGCAAACGCTTTCTTGATATCTTCCATCTTATCTTTCATAGCGGTATCCCTTAAACGACGGGCAACAAAAAAGCCCTGTTACTCGAATAAAGTAAAGGGCGTTAATTTTTGTTAATCGTCCCTTCTTAGGGACGCAATATATAAGGATAGATGATGGGTTACCATATTAGGATAATAAATACCAGCAAAAAAATTTCAGACGAAAATAAAATATTAAAAAACAAGGAGAACTTGTCAATATTTTTAAGAGAAAAATTTAATTATCATGAAGGTTGCAACGAGATGGGTGAAGTATATTTTTATGACCCAAACGATGAGGAAAGCATTCTTTTTTATGATGGGGAAGAATTGCTTGCAATTACCACAAGCAATGATCTACTATCATCAATGATAAAAATTGCAAGGTCGTTTAAGGATGGTTCCAGAGTTGTTGGTGATGAAAATGAGACTTACAAGGATATAAATAATGCATATCTACATGAGGATGATTATGAGCAGACGCAACAAAAAGAAGATAACTACATTAAAAAAATTAAGGACGCCATTATTCCAATAATAGTTCCTATTTTACTTGGGATAATTGCATTAATATTAAAAATATTAAAAATTAATTAATCTTAAAGCAAAGCCGACGACCGCACCCGCGCCCTGCAGGGTCTAGCCGCCGGTGTCCAAGCCTACCAACTGGTCGATGCCGTCAAAAACCAAACCGGACAGCAAGGCGCCGTCCTCTTGTCCGTCGAAGCCGGCTTCGGCTTTAAAACCGCCAGCGCAGCCTGAAAGGAAGCGACAGCTTCAATCAAAGTGCCTTCGGCCGTGCGTCCCAAACCGAAAGTCTGATTCTACCGCCCCGAAGGACAGATGTCCGAGTGGCGGGGTTTCAACCGAAAAGGAAATACGATAAAGTTGCCTGCGCAGCATGACAAGCTACGGCTCGTTTAATTGAAACTCTCCTGATCTAAAAATTCTAACTCTATTTCCCGGCAAACTATATCTATGCTAAAACCGGTCGGAAGATCATACCTACCGCCTATCAATTCCAGCGTACCTCCATAATCCAAGATTTCATCATCTTGCTTTAATTCTCCAAGCTCCAATGTATTATCGATATTTATATCTTGGCTCTTTGTAGCGTATCCATAGATAAATTTCAGATAGCTGAACTGCTTGAATTTAATTTTTACCCAGTCTGAATAACTGGGGGTAGGAAGCTCTTGAGGTAAATCCGGATAATCCACACAATTGACAATGATATCGAATTCATCGTTTTTCAAAGTATAGTTTAATAGAGCACCTTCAAATATATACAGAAATTGATAATCTTTTCTTGGAATGGTATAAGTTGTCATATTATTTTACCTTTTCAAAAACAATGGTTTTAAGATTTTTTGAGTCCAAGTTGGTTCCACTACTCTTATGAAATTTCAGTTGTTTAAACTCCTTCTTTAACGGACCATTATATTTTAACCTTAATCCCATTCGGGCCAGTTCTGCTTCATTTGGAATTCCTCTTAAATACTTATTGTTTGGTGTGCCATTAATCACAATTTCTCCCCCTTTTTTGTAATACGTGCTGCTTCGGGAAAATAATCCATTAACCGCTCAACATCCCGCCTCTTCCAAAACCGCGCGCGCGGCCAAATCCGCCGTATCTTTTTTCAACAGCAGGTGCAACACCCTGAAATCCTGTTGCAGCGCGGCAACCTTATCGGGGTGTTCGTACCAGTCCGCCAACGCCGCCGCCAGTTTTTCCGGTACGGCATCATGTTGAAGCAGCTCCGGCACAGCCTCCTTACCCAATAGGATATTCGGCAGGCCGACATGCGGCACTTTGATTTTGCGTTTCACATAAGCATAGGTCAGCGGCGAAATCTTGTAGCTGATGACCATCGGACGCTTGCACAGCGCCACCTCCAAAGTCGCCGTACCGCTCGTTACCAGCACCGCATCCGCCGCCCTGCACACCGTTTCAGACTGTCTGTCGGTTACCGTCAGCGGCAGGCCGGCAAACTCCGGCCGCTGCAAAACTTCCGCCAAACGCCGCTTCGTCGCCTCAGTTGCGGCAGGCAGCAGGAAGCGTGCGGCAGGATAGCGTTTCAACAACAAT